TTATTCGCAGACTTCAAACGAACTAGGTCCGCAGATACAACACTTGGTGGAGATCAAGAACACAGGGTCAAGCACTTCAGACGGACTTGGTGCCGCGAATGGACAGACCGCTGGTATATTCTTCCCAGGTTCGGGTGGGGCAGGCTCAACTATTACTCTAACAAACGCTTACAACATTAGAGCATTCAGTTTATTAGAACCGGCATCGGGAGAAACCGTAAACGTCACAAACAACTACGATTTCTATTCATCAGGACCAACGTTCTCGGGTGCGGGCACAGAAGCAGTCACAAACCACTATGGTCTTTTTGTTTCAAACAATCAAAATGCCACAAACAAATACGGTGTATACGTGGAAGGTGATTCTTACATCAACCAACTGGGTGGGATAACATTACAAAATGGTGACATCACAGCCGGTGCAATCAAAATCGAGGACCATACTATCAAGACAACAAGATCAAACGACTCATTGAAATTCCAGGCCAGCGGCACAGGACAGATTGAATTCTCACCAAATGGTGCAGAGGTCGATGATGTGTTCAGTGACAATGCCAGATACGACTTTGGTGCCAACAGGATATTCTCTGAACAGAATGCGGATGCGGCCAATTTATTCTCAGGATCAGCGGACAGAAGATATGCCAACGGTGACTTCGTGTCAGTTTCGTTGTCATCAAGTTCATCAAACTCACAGGCAAGATGGAGATCAGGTTCATTCTCATTGATCGACATGAAAGGCTTTGACTTAGATGCTTCCGCGGCATATTTCAAGGGTATAGTCACACGTTACGTGGAATCAACTGCAAAAAACTCATCGACATCTTCAGCATCCACATTGAACAACGTGGCAGGGGTGTATTCATCCATCAACACGTCAGGCACAGACAACGGTGCGGGATTGACGATTGATTCGGCATATGGTTTTGTTTCAGACATCTTCCTGGGTGAAGGTACATCAGAGACGGTGGCATTAACGGACGCATATCACTATGCGGTCAAAGGTTCAGGAGGTGGTGGTGCCGTAACTGACGAATACGGATACTATGTTGACGGATTGTCAGGCACAAACAACTACGCTTTCTGGGATGAATCAAACTCATTATCAAAATTCGGTGCAGTAATATTACAGAACCAATCAGGTGATCCATCAGGTGTCACTGATTCCGCACACATCTACGCAAAAGATGATTCTGGCTCATCAGAAGTCCACGTGAGGGATGAAGCGGGCAACGTAACAAAAATATCACCACACAATGATGCTGGTGAATGGGAATTCTATTCAAGGAACACCAAGACAGGCAAGACCGTAAGGATCAATATGGAACGAATGATCCGTAGGTTGGAAGACATAACTGGTGAAACATTCATAGAAGCAGAATAATGACAATCAAGGAAAGGCTCTACAAACTGGAACAGAAGATCAATCTATTGATGAACAATCACCTCACGCATCTTGACGCTAGGATACGTAGGAACGAATGGTTGTTGTATACCATATTGATGTTCTTGATTGGTATCAGTTGGAAGGTGATGTGGAATTAACGTACCACTGCCTCTTACACCATCCACACGTCGCTCTCCAATTACGCATTCTCACAGCAGTAAAAATTTTAGGTGCATCACAATTGACATCCTCACCCACGCATCGGCTGGGATCATAACGTTTTTTCTTTAACACAAAATTGCAGGAATGTGGTTCCTTGGGACACAACCTGAAACCCGGCTTGCGACCGCGTGTCCTCTTGCCGGTGGTCTTGCTCACGTGTACACGATGTTCTTCGCATTTGAAATGTCCAAGTTGTTTGATTTTTGATGTGATGTTTTTCAATGTGCTGATTGTCCCATAACAAAAGGCACTACGTTAAGAAATGGGGACTAACCAGCACATCTTTAAGGAGAAAGTAAAACAATGTCAGTAGTAATTTACTTTCTACTTGTATTTATTAACGACTATTTACAACCACTCTGTTTTGGCTTGTATAGGGACTAACTGCGTTAGTCCAACAAAGACTCGTAAACTCGTCTTTGTTAATTTTCTTCTAATCAATTACACTTGGATTGAAGTCACAAGACGGCTATGAACAAATCTTGATATAAAAAAAAGATCTGCCATAACCGTCTCCTGTGCTTGGTCTCGCACAAGTTAAAGATTGTATCCAAGGTAGTAACGGATTCTCTTGAAAACTCCTATACAGATACCGCGGCCCCGCAACGCACGATCGTACATCTTTCCTTCGATCGCATACGGTAAGGTCCGTTAGCCGTCATATTATAACCTTACGTTAGCCACTGGTTAAGACTTGGCTTTGTCTTTGAGTATAAAAAAATTGAAATTGGTTTTGTTTCTTTTGTGCCTAGATTGTTGTGCCAGTTGTCTTTGTCTTTTTCTTTTTATCCTTCTTACTTCTTTTGGAGAAAGTGCCATGATGTCTTTGCTGAATTGTTTCTGCCATTTTGCTATTTGTTTTTCGTGATGTCGTGCCTGGTAAGCCTGTAAGTTATTGATGTCTCTTTGTTGTTGTGTAATGTGTGCCATTGTTGCTATTATATATCACAAACTCAAAAAAAGGGGTTGTTTTTTGGATCAATCATAAGTATTATTATAAAAAGAAAGGCACTTATGATAAAAATAAAATACAAAGACATTGTTGAAAAAGGTTTGAACAATAACCAATACTACGATCAATCAGATGACGACAGGTTGAAACTTGTGCACCATCTTAACCAAATAACTTATTTGAACATCTACAGAACAGAGGAGTTCCAAGACGACAAGGATTGGAAAATATTCAATGAAGAAATGATAAAACCAGTGAAGTGGGCCAAAGGTCAACATCGTTGGAAACCCAGCGTTAGGGATATGTTGGCTCAATGCGTCAACACAGGATCAATTTCTTACAATGGAGCACCTGCTAGATTCAGTGTGAAACAAGTGGATAACTTCAACAAGTGCTGTGATATAATTGCGGCAGTATGGAACAAGACAGCAAACAGCAAAATCAGTGCTGACGAGTTCAAAGTCGAAATGGCACAGGAACAAGATCAACAGGATAAACTGGCACATTTGAGAAAGTTTATTGAATCAAAAAAACCAAATCAACCAAATCAACCAAATAGACCAAATTGATATGCAAGACAACGAAAAATATAATGACAACACAAATATGTTTATTAGGGGATTGTTAGGTATACCACCAAAAAGACCAAAACAAACAAAAAAAGAAAGGAACGAAAATAATGAAAGCAAAAAAATCAGCGGACAGCAACAGGCTAAAAAAATTGTTGATGGAACTGGATCAAGCAGAAACAAAAGGTGACAGCAGAGAAAGAGCAGAAGACATTTTGAAATTGATCAGAAACAAACAAATTGAAACTGACATTGATGAAATGTTAAACAGGCACGCAAAGTTGTGTGCAAAAATATTTTTAGATAAAATTTTTAGAGCGATCATTCACAACAAATAAATAGTTGTGTGTTTATTCAAACACTTCACAGTAGACAGCGATGCGTATCCACTGTATTAGTATTTGACATTTACACGTGCTCTTATATAAGGGGGTTGCAGTTCAAATTTGTGGCCAAATTTAAAACAGCCCCCTTTTCAAACTTCCTTTTTTTTACCCAACATAAATACTTGCACTTAAGGCTTTCGAGATAGAGACTTAGGCATATCAGCACCCTAGAGTTCGTCATGGTTCGCTAGGGTGCCAACTTAAAATAACAGAAACAAAAAGGAAAAAATATGAGACAATTTGACGACAGAGAACTTGTGTTAATCGCACAAATAATAGATCAATCATCACAGAGAGGTTTGTTCAAAGGACCAGATTTAAAAATTATAGGTGAACTATATCAAAAAGTAATTGATATGTTACCAAAACAATCACAAACACAATCACAGGAAGATGCTACAAATGGCAAAAAATAGAGTAGAACAAGAGTGGTTAAACATACTGAAAGGATTTGCAGATGGCTACTGGAAGAAAGAATTGGAAGAAGCACATAGTCTCTTTGATACACCGTATCCGGACAAAACTGAAAAAGATTACATCAAGAAAACCACGTTCCTAGACAACGGTAAACGTGCAAAATTGATGTTGCTGAAATATCTAGCACAGGCATCATCGGGTGCCGTGCATCCAACAGGTATGAATAACACAGAAGAAAAAAGCGAAGCGGCAAAACTTCTGAAACTAGCACAAACAAGGCTTGACAAAAAAGAAAATGAGTAATGTCCAAAATACCATTCAAAGTATTTTTAGACACGCTGAACATTATCAGTAATCAAACAACTCCACCCGTACATCAAGAGATATGTGATTGGTTAGAAAACACAGATCATCTGCCTAGACGAGGATTCCAAATGTTTAGGCACGGTGGTAAATCTTTCATCATAGGTGCCTACGTGTGTTGGAAACTGTATCATGATCCCAACTGGAGTTGTTTGCTGATATCAGCCAAACGTAATCTAGCACTACGTAACAGTCTATTCATACGTAATATGATAGAAACACACCCTTTGTTACAGGATATGAAAAGTGATTTGTATCAATGGAAAGCAGAATCATTCACAGTTGACAGACCAATAATGCAATTGAACCCCAGTGTAACTGTTAGTTCATTGGGTGCATCATTTACAGGATTTCACGCATCAATGGTTATAGCAGACGACATAGAAACTTCTGATAATACCATAACAAACGATCAGAGAGATAGGATCAAAGAGCGTGTGAGTGAATTTGGAAAACTTGCAAATCAAATACTTGTGGTAGGAACACCACATTGTGAAGAAACCATATACAATCATTTAGAAGATGTTGGTTATGAATTTAAACGTATACCTGTAGTAAGGAAACGTGATGTGATACAGGAGGACAGCACAGTTGCCGAAGAGGATTATCTTGCTTGGGACGACCACCCTGAAAGAATGTTCACTTATGAATGGTTGGATCAACAAAAAAGAGAAACAACAGAAGGTGACTTCAACTCACAATATATGTTGATACCACAATCAACTTATCAACCGTTGGTGCAATTGGAGAACATAAAATATTACAAAGATGAATTCCAGTGGCACACCATAGCACAACCTTTTGGCAATGACCTACACACCTGCAAACTTGGCAGACACAACATAGAACGTGTGTGTTCATATTGGGATCCTGCACAAGGTTTGAGCGGTCGAGACAACAGCGTGTTGTCCATATGTGCCAGAGACAGCGAGGGCAACACTTTTGTACATGACATCAAAGTGCTGTCAGCGGTGGACAAAGAAACAAAAGATTTTACAGAACAATGTAGAGAGATAATTCATGCCTGTGCATATCATAAGATCAGTCACGTGTATGTCGAGGAAAACTTTTCTGCAACCTTGGCAAATGAATTGCGTAAGGTAGCGAGAGAACTGAAAGTGATGGTACAAGTTGTTGCAGAATTTAGATCAAAAAACAAAATGGTGTTCATTGCACAGACACTTGAACCATTAATAAAAGTTGGCCGTATGTATGTACATGAAAGGGTAAAAAACAACACACCGTTTATGGATGAATTGCAGGCATTTCCACAACCGAGAGTGCATGATGACTGCATTGACGCAACCAGTGGTGCCATCAGTCAGTTGCCTAATTTGGCCGTAGATGTTTCGAAGGTTGCCAAGGTATTCAACCCCTTACAACGCTCTGGAACCAGTTTTAAAATCAACTGATGCCATAAATAATTGGACGGTTAAAGTTATTTATATAATAACACACACACGAAAAAGGAGGCTTACACGCTAAAAGATTATGAAGGTTTATTCAAAATTAGTTTGGGACAAAGATTTTAATATCATCGAAGAGTTGAGTTCAGAGTACAAAGGACCTGTTGCACAAATGATGTGTATCAGTCCCCCACCTCCACCAC